CAATTCAGTGATCGGTTTTGCCATTGTTGTTGACTCCTGTTTGTGCCAGTGTCAACGCAAAAAGCGTCAACCGCTGGCGAATTCGAGGGGACGAATACGCTAACGATTGACGCCTGCAATTTTGCACCTCAATCACCGGTCTGGATGTGCCGCGTTTACGGGCTGCCGTCCTGACGCCTCACATTCTTACGCGCTCCGCCGTCCGTTGTCAACTGCTTTTTGCCCGCAGCAGTCGCGCCCGTGCTGCCAGTTCGCCGCTGCGGTCGGCTCGTGCTGTGGTTTTGCTGGCTCGTTTTCCGATTGGCAACACCTCGTCCACGAACCCCATTTCCAACGCCTGCTGTGCTGTGTACTTTGTCCCGTCGCCGTTCTCACCGAGCAATGCTATTTCCAACTCGTCCTCAGACTTGCCGGTTTTTGCCGCGTAGGTGGCCACGGCTGCCGCATTGAACGCTCGCAGCCAGTCCACTACCTCTTCCAAATCCGCGATATGTCCCACAGCTCCGGCAATGCCCTCGTGAATGTGGTAGATGGCGTTCGCCTGCATCTGCACCTTATCCGCTCCCAGCACTGCCAACGATGCCGCTGAGGCTGCCACGGACTCGATGATGCCAACCGTAGGCCCTGCATGGTCCGCCAATGCGTTGTAGATTGCCATCCCATCGAAAGCTAGGCCTCCGAACGAATTGACCCGCATCGTCACAGGTGCGTTTTTGTTTGCGCTCAGCACTCTGGCAATGCTGCCGGCGTCAGTCTGCGTGTATTCGTCGCCAACCACGCCATAAAGAAACACCTCGATTCCGTCGCTGTTTTGTGCATAAAACACCGCAAAATCGTCGTTTTTTGTGCTGTTTTTGATGGTTTTTGGCGTAAATAGGTCGATTTTTCGCCTCATTCGTCGTCCCTCGCTTCCATTTGTTTACGAACCTTTTCCGACCACGATCTGCCCGGATCTCCGCCCCACAATGCCCACGCAATCCTGCCATTGCTGGGGTAGCCATCCTCACCTTGGCGATAGCCTTCGCCCTGTTTGTCTACCTCGTGACGCGCAAACCAAGCAGTCATTTCCACAATGACCTCCGGGCTGATATTTGCCCCATTGCTCAAATCTCGAGCGCGTGCAATGCCGACCTCAGTGCCACCGCGTCCATATTTTCGCCGCCAATCCAGACCGCGCTGCGCTTCCTCTCGTACTGCCTGCGGCGGGCTGAAATCGATCCCATCATACTTTGCGGGTGCTGCCGTAATGCCGACCGCCTGCAGGATTTCAGCCGCCAGACTGTCGGCCCTGTCCTGCCATGCGGAAACCGCTTCGGCAACATGTGCCTTTAAGGTCTCGGCTGTGGCGTGTCCGGCCACTTCCACCAACGCCAGCCGCGTTTGCTCGGCATGGCGTGCAATGGCCTGCCGGGCTGCTGTGGCGGTCAACCCCGGAAGTGTGTTCGTTGCCCACGATTCGCATAACGCTTCCAGTGCCTGCAGGAAGTCATGCGGTCGTTTGCTGGCTGTTTGTATCGCCTTCGACTGCTCGAACTCGCAGGAACGCTGTACGCCGTCCAGAATCATCTGCCGTAATGCTGCAGTCATCCCGGTGTCTGGTGGTGGCCCCGCATCGGTCGCCGGCTGCCCCTGTGCCGTCTCCGCTGCGCTGCCGATTTCCATCCAGTTTGCCGGCCTGTACCGTGCATCGCCCTCGGTCCCCAGTCCGGGCATGTTCAGCAATGCCCTGCCTTCATTGTGCGTAATCAATCCCGCTTCCAACTGCCGGTAAATGCCGTTGACCTTTGAGTCAAACGACATCTGTACCAACGCCTCGCGGTTGAACTCGATGATGTGGCTGTCAGTGTCCCGCTGCTGCTGCGTCAACAGCTTATCCTCGCACTCTTTTTCCCACGTCTTCAGCCACGGCTGCAAACAGTAGTCCAGATAGCTCTGCCCCTCGGCCTCCAGGCTGTTGTGGCTGGTACGTGTGCTGTCTCCCAGCATGTGCGGCGGAACGCCTGTAATGTTGGCCACAGTCGCCCGGATCTCGTGCTCGCGAGTCTGAAGAAACTGCGCCGCCTCTGGTGCAATCTGTAGTTGCTGAAACTTGACGCCTTCTTGCAGCAGTGCAATCTTGTGCGACTGATTCAGGCCGGTCTGCATACTGTTCCAGGCCTGAATTGTGTTCTGGATCTTCTGCTCACTGAATGTGCCGGGAATCATCAGCAGTCCCGACATGTTGCTGCCACTGCCGAAGAATCTCGCCCCAAATTCCTGCGCCGCCATCCCGACGCCCAACGCCTCGGCCATCAGTTCGAGGACTGGCCAGCCGACCAGCCCATCAGGCCCCAATCGGATGTGCAGCATGTCACGCGCCGGGATTCTCACTGCCTCATTCTGAAAATAAGTGACGTACCAGACCTCGCCGTCCATAACGCGCACCATCGTCTGCGCAGGATTCCAGATACTCAGGCTGACTGGTCGGCCTTCCACTCGGTCAATGCTGGCGTAGCTGTTGCCATGCAGCAATGCCAACGCGGTCATAGTCCGCCGGAACGTGTATGCATTCACGAACTGGCTCGCGGACTTGTCCAGCAACTGCTGCGCCGGGTGTCGCAGGTCCACCCGCTTTCCGCCGTCCCTCTGTCGTCGGAACACGTCAAACGGCAGCCCCGCTACGCTGTTGGCAATCAGGTTGACCGCTCGCCACAACGGAGGGTAGCCCATTGCGGTGCGTGTTGTGACCAGCGAGCCAGACCGTGAACGCACCACCGGGTAATCGCCGCCCAGGCTGATGCTGCGCCACAAATGATCCTCAGACCGTGCTGCTACCGGGCTGGCATTCGCAATGATTGTCACGCCGTATTCGCTGCTCATCAATCACAGTCCTCAGAAAAGCACAACACCCGCTCCGCTGTTTGCGTAAACACTGACTTCCGTTGCGTGCTGAATCGCCAACGCCAACCCCATCAGCATAGCACAAATCCCATCAATCTTCTCTGCCGATTTGCCTTTGTCCGGCCTGATGTTTCCGTTCACGTCCTCCTTATGCGCCACGTTCGCCGCCATCCATCGTAACACACTATTGCCGTCGTGTCTAAACTTTCCGCTCCCCAGCATCGTCAGGAGCCGCTTAAACGGCTCGTTGTACGTGCTGAATGACTGCGGCATTTTGACCAGAAGGCCCTCCGGCATTCCGATTTCCTTAAGCCGCTGTGTCACCCCTGTGGCGTTCCACGGATCGAATCCCACCGCCTGCACGTCGTAATGCTGCAGGATTTCTGTGATTCGTTCCGTCAACTGCTGAACGTCCACCTCGTTACCGTCCGTGGTCTCAACATCACCACGGGAAGCAAAGCCGCGAATCATTCGCTGATCTTGTCCGGCTCGTGCTGAAACCGCATCCTCGGGAATCCAGAACCACGGGAAGACTGTCACGCCGCCGTCGTCCTCAGGGAACACCAGAACCAGTGCCGTAACGTCCCGCGTGCTGCTCAGGTCCAGCCCAACAAAACACGGCCTGCCGTAGTAATCCGCCGGGCTGATGTCCTGTTTGCACTTGTCCCACTCGATCATCGAGACGATGCGGCTTTCCTGCTCGGTCCATTGATTCAGGTGCAGCCGTCTGAACGTGTTTTCAAATGCCGGGTTTTCTTCGGCCCGTTTCGCCTGCTCGCGCAGATAGTCCACCGTTACCGCCTCACCGATCAGCGGGTTGGCCTTACGCCATGTGGCCTCCAGACGCCAATCGTCGTCAGGGTCAGCCGAGAACAGCACCGGGTAAAATGACGGGTCATCCACGTGGCCCTGCATGACGGCTCTTGCGTACTGGTGCAGCTCCCAGCAAATGCTGCTGCGGTCATGGCCTGCTGTGGTAATCGCAAACGTCAACGGCTGCTTTCGTGCCCCTGTGGACGTGTCCAGCGTGTCCCACAGATCCCGATTCGGCTGCGTGTGCACTTCGTCGAAGATGATGCCGTGTGCGTTGAATCCGTGTGCCCCCTGCGCGTCTGCGGAAATGACGCGATAGAATGAATTGGATTTTTGGTGCAGGATGCGTTTGGTGGAATCGCGGATTGTGACGTACTTTGAGAGCATAGCGTTTTTGCGAAGCATGGCAGCCGCCATTTGATAAACAAGACCGGCCTGTTCGCGGTCTCTGGCTGCTGAATAGATTTCCGCACCTTGTTCACCGTCGCACAACAGCAGGTAAATGGCGATTCCTGCCGCCAGTGTGGACTTCGCGTTCTTTCGCGGAATCTCAATGTACGCCTTGCGATATCGCCGCGTTCCGTCCGGTCGCTTCCATCCGAACAGATCCCGAACGATCTTGCTGTGTGACTCGTGCAACCGCAGCGGCTGCCCGGCCTTGTCGCCCTTAACGTGCGTCAGACAGTCCGGGAAAAACTGCGCAGCCCGATTCGCTGCGGTTTCGTCGAACCAGAATTCCCCGTCCTTTTTTGTGCGTTTCTTACGCAAGGTATTTTGCCTCCAGATCCTCCGGTGTTTCCACGGCCTTTGATTCCATCCGCTGCCGACTCAGATAGTTCAGTCCCAGGTCATTGATCAGGCTGCGGATTTTTGCCCACGCATCCGAATTCACTGTGCAGGCTGGATTCTTGATTGTGCCATGCTCGGTCGCGAGAGTAATTCCGTGCTGCTCAATCTCCTGTTTTGACTTTGTGGCCAGTTCGTACTGCCAGCACAACGCCTCCAGTGCGGTGCGGTCAATTTCGTCGATCAGTCCCAAACGCTGCAGGCCTGGCACCACCTCATCCCACTTTTCCTGTGCGATGGTTCCCGGCTCAAACGGACTTACCGGAACGCCGGAAGACTTCGGTTTTTTCTTGTTTGTCCGGCACTTTTGAAGCGTGCCCTGCGCCTCTTTGATTTGATCGGGCTTTGGTCGCCTGCCTCTCATGGCCTTCCCCATTACGTTTATTATGCACTTTTTTCCGCGCGGG